CCGGCAGCAGAAGAAAAAAAAGCCGAACGAATCATTTTCTGCTTGAAACTCAGGGAAGTAATCGAACGAATCTGGTGCCGACACATCTGTAACGAAGGAAGATCGAAATGCGATCGGAAACACTCAGAAAGAAATACCCGGAAGTTGCGATCGGAAACACTCAGAAAGAAATACCCGGAAGTGTGGAATCGAGTACACGCCGAAGTCCTCTTCGATTTTGAGATCGGGCCTTTCAAGAGCGAGCGCCTCACAGCAAATAAGGTCGCCCGTGAGCGTATCGCCTACAACGCCGCAAGCGCAGCCTGTCACGCCTTGCACATCCACCTGAAAAAGGCCGGAAAATGATCTCGGGAGAGGAAAACTGTCATGCGAACTGCCCGAACCGGTCGATATATCGGTTCTGCAGGGTCATGATTGATGTCCTCGACGAGTTCTGGGACAAACAGGCCGACCCCGGGGAAAGAGATGCGGTTGCGAAACTGCTCTGCGAAAAGATCGATTCCAACCCGAAGATGAAAGATAAAATCTTCGACATGTACTCACGAACCACCGTCCAGAAGATGAAAACATGTATGAACTGATTCGGAAAATCCGCGAGAAAATCCGAGCGGCAGCCCAAGAGTTAGAGAAGGCGTACTTCAAATACAAACACCACGAGGCGATCTCTGAGGCCGGAATCCTGTCGCTCTGCCGGGAATGCAAGCAAGCCCCGAGGCTCTACCATAAAGGATTCCGCGACAACTCGCGCGTGTGGTACTACCAGTGCGATTGCGGGATAAGGGGTGCCTTCGCCATGACTCCAGTGGAAGCCGTCTACGAGTGGAACCTAAAAGACCAAATCCCTGAAATGGAGAAGTTTCCATGATAGTTTTCGACCTCGACGGAACGCTTTCGATCGTCGGCGACCGCGCGAACGAGCTGAAAAAAGACCCTCCCGACTGGGACCGGTTCTACGCGCGCTGCGACGAAGACCTTCCGAACCGTCCGATCATGATGCTGTATCGCGCATTCGTGTGGAGAAACCTCGACGTGCGTATCGTCACCGGAAGGCGTGAAAGCGAACGCCAGAAAACGATCGACTGGTTCGCCAGTCATGGGATATGGATAAGAAGCAGCACGGATATTTTCATGCGTCCCGATGGAGACCATCGGCACGACACGATTCTGAAGCCCGAACTCGTGGCCAAGTTCTTGGGAGACATCGAGGTGGTTTTCGAGGACAGGAACTCGATGGTGAAGAAATGGAGAGAGCTTGGAATAACCTGCTGTCAGGTAGCCGAAGGGGATTTCTGATGAACTCGTTTGTCAGTACCGCGATACAGTCGGAGCAGACGTTCGCAAAAGTAAATGAAGTCCTCGGGAAGGGCTTGGGGGAGTGCGCGAAGTTCTGGGGGAAATACCGGATAAGCATGTGTCACGGAATAAATTTTCGAGACGCGGATGTCACCGTGTCTTTTGAAAACGGAAAGTCGTTCACGAGCAACAACCTTCCGAATCTCATGCGGGAAATTCATCAAGAGTTCGCTCAGGAGGCAAGCCGGGTGAACCGGCTGCTGCTCGAAACAGAAAAGAAATTGCTTGGTTCTGATGTGCAATAATTGTATAATTAGTGTATAGGAGAAAACAGCATGGACCGATCGCCACGAAACGTACTTCTTTCCGACGAGGCTTGGGAACTCGCCCAACTCGCGGCGGAAAACTCTCACCCGCCGACAACCCGCCCGGCGTGGATAAATGAGACCATCATCAAACAGGCGAAGAAGGAGCTTCAAAATGGGAAAGTCAAAAAAGACACCCCAAACCAGCCGTGAAGACAAGCCCAACTACGATGAGTTGATTCGTCGTCGCTCCGCAACCATGACGAAAATTCGCGAGGCAATCGACGATTCAAAACTCTCGGTTGTCGATCATGTGGGGATGCTCATGGCAATCGCGTTCGACCAGATGATGATGGTCCACCGCAGGAGCGAGGCGCAACACGCCATGAGCATGACCGAGGACCTGTTCAAGAAGCTAAAGATCAATCTCCCGGTTCGCTCGAAAAAGTGAAAAAGTGCCTTCATCAGGCACAGAAAACGGTGGGCGGGACGCGAAAAAAACTTCTGCCTGAAGATGAAGCGTCCCGTCCCTTCTTCCTACTGCAAGTGCCTATGCGAGGAGAGAAAAAAATGAACTGGTATTCAATCATCGTCACGCTCGCGCTCCTCGTCTCGGGGTCGTTCAACATCAAGCTGCTCATACAGAACCAGCACGAACGCGACTATAACGGCCGGATTGTCTCGTACAACGCCAAGAAGATCATCGAGGTCCAGAACGAGAACGAGAAGTACCGGCGCGCGCTCGAAGCAATCGATCACCTCATGCAGAACCTTCTCGCGTCAAAAGTCCAGAAAGCAATCGAAGAAGCCAAGAACGATACACTTTTCTACACAGGGGGATTGAATGAAGAAGATGGCGTTTTACGAGGTCGGTAAAGGACGGTTCGCGTCCGAGGCACAGGCCCTTTTTGAACAGGCCCAGATCGAGGCCCGGGAGAGGAACGCCGATGTCGCGGTGGTTCTCAAGATCATCGTCTCGCCGCCGGACCACAAAAGCCCGAACTACGGGAACCTCGCCTACTCCACGGATATGAAGGTTCCACCTCGGAAGTCGATGCAGTACATCACCGAGTTGAAGGATGGGGTGATCGTTTCCGACGGCGAGAGCGTGGCGGACATCCTGCAGCTCTCGCTCGACCTCGACATGCCAGCGAACACGGTCCCGCTGCGCCCGGCCGAAGAAAGCGTATGAACGGTCTTTCGCTGGCCGAGTTTCAAAAGCAGGTCAAAAAGGACTGCGACGAGTATGAGCGCATGTCCGGGAGTGGAGTTTTTACAAAAGCCGGAAAGCACTATCCGGAAATGGCCGGTGAGTTCAAGGTTGATCGTTTGTCGAAACACATGGTTGGTCGCGCTATGGACCTCCATTTTGAGCATCGACCGAAGATGCTTACGCTCGAAGACCTAAAGAAGATCGAGAGGGAGTTCCCGATGAAAGCAGCTATAGGTCAGAGGTTTTACGGGCTGGATGACGAGGCAAAAAAGGCGATGAAGGCAGAAGCGGAAAGGTTGCGGATGCTTCGAGATATTCAACTACGCAAGCTGCAGAGGCAGCAGGAGGGTATGATGAAGAAAGTCGTGGTGATCGCAAAAGACGGAAAAGCATCGGTCGGGAACGACATCATCAGCATCGTGGGGACGGCAAAGTTGTCGATGGTGACGGACATCATCGACGATTTCGTGTCCTACATGAAGACCGTGAAGGACATGGTTCTATTTTTCACGAACGAGAAGATCGTGGCGTACCCGGCCAAGCCGGAATACGGAGATGATGAGGTGGCAGTGTGCCACATCCGCGCCTCGGCCCCGCTGCAACTTCTCATGAAGTTCATCAACAACAACTCCTCGCCGGAAGCACTCGAAGAGATGCTTTTCTCGATGCGGGACATGTGCGACGCGAACGCTCGCCAGCTCTACGATCAGGTACGGAACTTGTCGATCACGAAGGTTACGAAGTGCGAGCGCAGTAAGGACAACCGGGGGAACTTCTCGTACATCGTCACCCGGAAGGACGGCGAGAAAGATCAGGTCGAGCCAGTCAAGAAGGTCACGTTCAACGTCCCGCTGTTTAAGGGGAACCGCGTGAACGGAATCTCGGTCAATCTTGACGTTCGCATGGACTACCGGGAGACCGATTCCGGGGTGACAATCTCATTCTCGCTCACGAACCTGTTCATCGACGACGACCTGCAGACCGCGCGGAAGGCGACGATTACAAAGCTGCTCGAAACCACCGGGCTGCCGATGTACTGGGGTGTCGGACACGTCGATAGCAGCACGGACGAGTGGAAGTACAAGGTGAACGCAATCGCCGACTGATGCGCCAAGAAAACGCAATATGTACGGCGTGCGGCGAGAAATACCATGCCGGGAAAAGCGAGAACCATGCTGCTCAAAAGGCGCACCTTCGCTGCCCGGCATGTGGGTCTGGTGGTCAGGTGTTGGAAGAGGATAAAACCTACGAGTTTCTGGGGGAAATCTGATGCAATTCTCAAAAAAGATTCGGGTGGTCGAGAAGGCTGTCCGCGATCTCGAAGCGGTGAAGTTCACGGTTGCCGAGACAAAAACAGGGGCAAGCGTGAAGTTCGGGGAGAAGTTCAACATCTTGGAGACTGCCGACAAGAAGATCGCTGCGGCAATCGCCGAGGACTTGAACTTGGTTGTGGCAACCAACGTGGGTCAGATGAAGAAGAGCCTTGCTGACCTGCAAAAGGGGTTTGAAGGGCTGCCGCTTTTAGATGATAACGAATAAGGACCAGCAGGGCAATTCGATCATCAAGCCTCAGCCGGGCAAGCAGACGGAGTTCTGCTCGTCACCGGCCGACATCGTTATTTACGGAGGTGCCGCGTATGGAGGAAAGACGGTCGCATTGCTCATCGAGGCTTCAAGAAACATCTCGGACGAGCGGTACACTGGTGTCATTTTTCGACGAAAGTACACTGAGATCGTATCAGGAGGCGGTCTGTGGGACACGTCGGTTAATTTTTACCCGGGAATTGGCGGAGCTGGAGTCCGAGGCAAAACGGAATGGGAGTTTTCTTCCGGTGCCCGGATAAAGTTCAACCATATCAATCAGGAGGCGACCGTCTATGACCATCAAGGTGCTGCTTACGTTTTTATCGGTTTCGACGAGCTTACTCATTTCACAAAGTTCCAGTTCTTCTACCTGCTCACCAGAAACCGGCCTCCGGCAGGGTGTACGCTGCGGCCTTACGTTCGGGCAACCTGCAACCCGGACGCTGATTCGTGGGTCGCTGAGTTCATCAAGTGGTGGTGGGACGAAGAAACGGGGTACGCAATCCCGCAGAGGTCGGGCGTACTGCGGTACTTCACCGTCGTCGATAACGATGTCGTTTGGGTGAATAAGGAGTGGCGGGGACCGAACGGAGAGAAGCCGAAATCGATCACGTTCATCCCGTCAAGCATCGAAGACAACCCGCTCGGGAACGTAGCTGACCCGAACTACCGCGCCAACCTGATGGCGCAGGACAAGGTGACTCGTGAACGACTGCTTAAAGGAAACTGGCGAATCACCTTCTCTGGTGGAATGTTTGACCCCGCTTGGTTCGAGGTTGTCGAGGATTATCCCCGTGGAATGCGTCTGGTTCGGTACTGGGACTTCGCCGCAACAGAACTCACGGAGGAGAAAAAGAACGACCCTGATTGGACTGCTGGCTTTCTTGGCGGGATTCATAACGGGATTTTTTATATCATCGATGTAACTGCCTTCCGGGAGACCCCGGGTACTGCGGAAAAGCTCGTGAAGAACACGGCGGAGCAGGACGGGCACGACGTAGAGCAGTGGTGGGAAGAGGAGAAGGGTTCGGCCGGTAAGTGGGGAAGCGAATACCTGAAGAAGGTTTTCGAGGGCTTGGAGACGCACCCGGACCCGGTGAGCGGCAACAAGATCGACCGGGCGAAGCCGTGGGCGGCTTGGGCTGAGTTCGGCCGCGTAAAGCTCGTCCGTGGTGACTGGAACCGAAGATTCCTCGCGCGGTGCGGCAGCTTCCCGATGGGAAAGAAGGACGAGATCGACGCTGGCTCGGGATGCTTCAAAGCCCTCGTCTCTCCCAAGAAAGTGTTCCTGCGGTACGTTCCGAACTCGGACGGGCATTTCAGGACATTCGGGAAAGAGCTTTCGGACTTTCAAAAGGTCACTCCGGAGAACGTCGATGTCTACATATCGCTCTGGGCGGATAAATCTGGTGGTGTGTACGGTGGTTGTTTCGTATGGTCAAAAACCAGCAAAAGGCTACGGCTGTATAATGAAATATTTCTCCCCATGCCGACTTCACCAGAGCTATTCAACACAATTAACGAAAAGCTCGTCGTTCCATTTGAGTCTAAAAACAACTGGGTCGGACTCACGAAGATTATCGGGAACGAGCAGTTTTTCAATATTAATTCCGAGAACACGGCTAAGGAGCTGAAGAGGTATGGAGTCCGGGTCAGGCCCAACAACACCTACGACGAAAACGCGGCTATCTTACGAATCAATTCCATGTTCGCAAATAACCAGATCATCGCACACACGGATTGCGTCGAAACTGATGTCCAGTGGAGAGGGTGGCTCTATGAGCTTGGAAAACCTTCAGATGGTTTCCCTCTTGCTCGGATGCTCTGTCTGCTCGTTAGTGAATTGCGGTCGGCTGGAAAGCTGCGCTCTGAAATAGAGATGTCGCCTTATTCACAGAGGAAGCAGGACGTGAGGAGGTCGCTACGGGATTCGTCGGGTAAAGACGGTATGGTGAGGAAGGTCTCCGACAAAAACAAGATGTACGAATATCTCACGCAATAATGTTCAAAGTCAAGGTCGATAAAGGAACGCTGTCGTATTGCGAGAGCGTGGCGAGGGGAACCCCGGAGAGCAATAAGCTGCTCGGAGGCAATTGGGAAGAGTTGCTTTACGGGAAAATAGGCGAACAGGTTGTGATGGATATTTTCAACGCCGGTGCGGTTGGTGGATATCGCGGTGGGTTCGACGGTGGGTTCGATTTCACGTTTAACGACATCAGAACCGACGTGAAGACGGTTGGAAGGACCGTGGATGTAAAGCCAGAGTACAATGCGATTCTCCATCACTCACAGTTTAAATACGATTGCGATGCCTATGTTTTTTGCAGCTATCATCACACGAAAGAGGAATTGACGGTCTGCGGATGGATTCCGAAGGATGATTTCAAGAAGCTCGCGGTGTTCCGGAAAAAGGGAGAGAAGGACGGCTGCACGTTCTGGTGCGATTGCTACACGGTGAAGGTTGGGCAGCTTTTGGTGGTCGAAAGTCCGCAGGACCTATACGACCAATTCACAAGCTACTCGGTATGGTGAGGAATTATGGAATCAGAAAAATGCGAAGCATGTAAAGGTGAAGGAAGAATCCCGAAAATCGACATCATGAAGGGAACCTCTGGTTTCGAGGTTTGCCAGATATGTAAAGGGCGCGGGGTGAAGTACAAGCTGCCCACGGACGGGATTCAGTTCGGCCGGATGATCGGCGAGAACTTCGCCTTCCGAATGTTGAAGGACGGGAAGGAGCTTTCGAGGCTCGATATCTGCATCCACCCGATCATGACGAAGGCCGGGGTGCCGCTGGCGAAGCCGAACCCGAAGGCAATCCACAAGAGGGACAAGCTCATTCCACGGCTCTACGCCACGATCAGAGGGGTGTCAGAGGGCCGGGAGAAGATTCGGGAGCTGTTCGACGCTGCGGTGATGGACCCTCGCGTGGAGTGGATAGAAATGAGCTTGTACGAGGCCAAGTGCTTCGGGTTCGACGAGGAGCTGAAATCATTCGGGTTGTATGTCGAGGGAACCAAACTCATAAAGGAACTCTACCATGACGAGAAGGAAGAAGCCGGACCTGAGAAACCCGGAGTCGATACCGGAAGAGATAACGGTAACGACGGAAGTGAGCAAAACACAGTTCAGAATCAGTAAGTCGATCATCGGCGAGCTGGTGAAGAGCTACCTTCTCGTGATTCCGAACGAGAAGCGAGAACTTGGCATGGCAATCAAGGTCGTCCAGTTTGCGGACGATGTGTTCTCGGCTATGAAGGCTGACGGAATCGAGGCAGAAGAGTATATTGAAAAGTGTGCTCGTGACGCTCTACTGAAGGGCGGTGTTTCAGTCGATGAAACCGAAACCCAAGCAATCGGAAAGGAGGTTCCTCATGGCGATGAAGAAAAAGGCGGTAGCCCCCAAGTCGGCCAAGTCCGCGAAGAAGACGGCGGTTAAGGCTGGCGGCAAGAAGCAGTCATTCGCGGGGTACTGACCTCATCGAGTAGCGAGTCCGGCCGGGAGGAGTCTCGGCCGGTATTTTACTTTAACCGGGGAAAGTAAAATTGGTCACGGTCGATTATACGGGAAGAACAGGAAATCATCTTTTTCAGTACACGATGGCTCGGCTGATTGCCGAGAGAAACGATCTCGCCATGATGTCGCCGATGCCCGGGACCGACTTCCTTCAGCCGGTAGATCATGAAGTGAAGGGAAGCTCCTACGCGGCAGCAAGAGCGGAACTGATAGGCGACAGGCACCCGGGACTGCCAAACGTAAACGTCAAATACCGGGCGCACCTTCACGGGTTCTTTCAAAAGTCATGGTATTACAATCCTCACCGGCAGCAGATAAAAACCTTTTTTCGCCTGAATCCGATCGAGAAGGTGAACACGCAAGACATTGTTTTGCATTTGAGGCTGACCGATTACTTCCACCCGAACTTTAAGTGCGTGATAAGTCCGCTATGGTATTTCGATATTTTGAGTCGGGAGAAGTACGACAAGGTTTATATCGTAGTCGAAAATCATCCCACGAACGAAAAGTACCTCGGGTATTTCCGGCCGTACAAGCCGATCATCGTGAGCGGAACGACGGCGATGCAGGATTTCGACTTCATCCGGTCGTTCAACAAGATCGTGTGCAGCAATTCGACGTTTTGCTGGTGGGCCTCCTTCCTGAGCGAAGCTGAGACCATCTACACGATGAAGGAGTGGATGGGTATTCACATCGAGTCTGGGCCTGATCTCGCGGAAATAGACCGCGCCACGGCGTTAAGCGGCACGTTTTATCGGGACAGGCAACTTGAACTGTACGACTGGAAGGACTACTGGAAAAAATGAGCTTCGGAATCGTCATTCCATATCACGGTGAGCGGTACAGGTGGACGATGAACACGGTGAGGAACATTCACCAGTGCCCGTTTATCGATGAGATCGTGATAAACGCCGAACCCGGGAACGGGGACAGCCTTCGAGTCAAACAGGCTTCGGACAACTACAAGAAGGTCCGATTCATGAGAAACGACCTGCAGCTCGGGCCGCTGAAGAATAAAATCGAGTCAGTGAGGCGCTGCCGGTCGGAGTGGGTTGTTCTCGTGGACAGCGACAACGTGCTGAACAAGTCGTATTTCCCTCCCCAGATAACGAACTTCCAGCTCTGTAAAGACGTGATCTACTGCCCGGAATCGGCCATGCCGAAGTTCGACTTCAAGAGATTTGTCGGCAGCGACATCAATTTCAAATCGTCGGTTGAGATGCTTGGGACACCCATGTTCGAGGTGCTCCTGAACGACGGCAATTACCTGTTCCACCGGAAGACGTGGCTTGATGCGATGGACAGCGCGGAAGAGTTCGACCCGGTTGCCGTGGACGTGCTCTGGGCAAACTTCAACTGCCTGAAAAGGGGGATGGTCATGAAGGTCATTCCCGGGATGGTGTACGTTCACTCGATTCATCAGGAAAGTACCTATTTGAAAACTCACGACCGAAGCAGGGCTGCGGCGGACGAGATCAAAAAGAAAATGAGGGACGAGTATGAAAATCGAAGAGGTGCCGTCGGTGTTCCTGCCGAAACAGAAGTTTGTGTACCCGGCACATCAAATTTCGCCGCAAGTCGAGGACCGGGCGGCAGAATGGTTCGCCAACCATCCGATTCGGACCCGACTGAACTACTTACCGATTAGGTGGACGGCGTATCAGGTTCACAACAGGAACAACCCGGCGAAGCTCGAAAGGTTGAAAAAGTATTATGACTGGCTTGGTACTATGGGTCGCAGGTTTTTCACTGTCGTCCAGCACGACGACGGGGTTTGTGGGCTTCGAGGATGTGGGAGTCACAGAAACATTCTGGTGTTTGGTTCTGGGGGCTATGGGGATATTCCTCTCCCTCTTTTATGCGATGAGCACAAAGTCGTGGGTAGGGAAAAAAAGTACCTGTTCTCTTTTGTCGGGAATCTCAAGACCCATCCGATTAGAAAAAAAATGGCGGACGAGATGGGAGGTTGTTCGGACGGCATTATCTACAACACTCCACAGTCGGCCCGGGTGGAGACGTTCGAGAG